AGGCCGAGTAGCAAAATGGTTATGCAGCGGATTGCAAATCCGCCTACGCCGGTTCGATTCCGACCTCGGCCTCCACTCTTAAAGCCCCGTAGATCAATGGTCTACGGGGTTTTTTAATGCCTGCGATTTAGTAACCGTTCCGCAACTTTTGACATGCGTTCCGCAACCCCCGGCGTTTTGGCGCGTGTTTGGGGGGGCGGATTTCGTCTGATGGCGTGGGGTAATGGCGGGTTATTTCGTGGGTTTTACAATCTCGCCCACACGTCGATAGACTCTTTTGGTCATCTCTTCGGTGGAGTGTCCAAGCAACCGGCTAGCGTGTGCCAGCTCGATCTCGCTGGCCGCTTTGGGGCGAATGTCCTTGAACTGAAACTGGCGGATCAGCACTGCCAATGCCGAGTCGCCGTCAGCGCCGGCCTTGATGGCCGCTTTCTCGCGGGCTTCATCCCAGCGATTGCGCAGCATCTGTTGGCTCATCCGAAGGCCGGATGTGTTGGTGATCAGCCTCGATGTTTTGATGCCGTTGAGGGCCCGGCGTTCCTGTAGGTCATTGATAAACGCGCACAACCCCGATTGAACACCTTCGTCTTCCAGCCGCAGGCGTAGCTTCTTGGCTGTCTTCCCCTGTTTGACCATCAGGAACCCGTCGACCAAATCAGTGGTTGCCACTTTCAAGACGTCGGCGGGGCGCTGTCCCGTCAAGTAGGCCAGTTTCATAGCGTCCTTGAGTTCCTGAACGGCTGAGTCGTACACGGCATTCCATACGATATCGCCCGCGTAATAATCCCGTGGGGTCTCCTTGTTGCGGCGCACACCGAAGCAAGGGTTTGCGTTGTTGGTCAGGCCCCACTCGCGGGCAATTGTGAACATGTGCGACAGCAGCGCGATTTCCCGGTTGGCCCTGACCTTTGCGGTCCTGGCGTCCCGATACTGCGCGACTACCTGGGGCGTGATTGAATCAATGGGGGCTTGCTCAAATGCCTTCCTGAGCTGTTTGAGTTCCTTCATGTTGTCGTCCTGGGTGCGTAAACCCTTGGTCGGGATGATCTCTTTCACATATCTGTCAAACAAATAGCCCAGCAAGTGGCTGGGCTTCGGTGCCGCTCGACGCTCCAGCCTTGCCCATTCCAATTTAGCCTGGTCAAGATCACTTCCCAGTGGGATTTCCTTGCGCTTACCCTCGGCATCCCTGCCGTTGTAGTAGTAACTGATCCAAGTTTTTCCACTCTTACGCTTGTGGCTTCGTCGGAGCATGCGCGGAGGCAAGTCACGGTTTGATGTGGTTTTCTGGCGCATTGATCAGCTCACATTCGCCAGGTCTAGCGTCCAGGTCTCAGCCGCGGGATTTACAGCGGAGGGGGTGACACCCGCCAACTTCATTCGGGCGTACACCCGGCCGACGATTGGTCGCCGGGCGCCGGTGAGAACATGCTCCCAATGGTTCTCGATTAACCATTGGATTTGCTTGTAGGGCATCTGATAGCCGGTGATGGTGGCTAACTCTTCGTCGGCCAGGGTTTCGCTTTGAAATTCCATCATCATGCCTCCGATCCTGATGCATTTATGATCTGTTCAGCCAGATGCCAGGGCGTCCAGTAGCCATCCTCCATTCGAACGGCGAGCGGTGTTGCTGGGCCGTTCCACCGCAGCCCGTATCGAGGAAGTCCTACACCTTCAGGCGGGCGCGGCGGGAAATCTGGCTTTAGCCCCTGTAGGCGTTCGTTATCGGCGATCAGGGCCAAGATGGCGGCAGGCGTAGCGGCCTCAATGAAGTCGCGGTAGGGCTTAGCGATAGACAGCAATGGCGTGCCATCTATGCTCTTTACGGCGCTCAGCACGTCACCGTCACGTAGTCCACGGCCTAGATTGCTGGTCAGGCGCAGCATCGAGTTACTGGTCCACCAGCTCCATTCAATTCCGCCGGCGGCGAGTGCGGCGGACTTCAGCGGGTTGCTCATGCTGCCTCCAATTGTTCGGTGACGGTCTCGCTCATGTTTGCCCGAATCAGCGCGGCCATAGGTTGAGGCGACACTGAGTTACCAACCATGCGCACCTGGGCGCGTTTAGTGAACTTGCGACCGTCGTGTCCCACGTCGATGACGTAGTTGTCGGGGAAACCTTGGGCGCGATACAACTCGCGTGGGGTGAGCATGCGCATGCCGATATCGACGATCACATAAGGGGTGCCCTTGATCGTGACGGTTACGAGTGCCAGGCGATCCCGGGTTGTGATGGTCGCCGTTGGATCGCGCAGATCGTAGATGTTGTCGGTGCCGTAATAGCCCATCAGGAATGCTGCGACGCGCATTGCCCCCGCCTGGTATTCCGGTGCGAGGGTGTATTCGACGAGGGCGTGATGTTCTGCGCCGGCGGTGATCGTCGGCACCAGTCCATCCATCGGCTGGCCGACGCAGTTTTTGCGCAGCGTGCATAAGTGGGCGGTGACGACATTCTGTTGACTGCCGCTGGTAGTGATCGCTGTCATGGGCTCGGTTGGGTGGTGCCCTGGCGTGACGTTGTAGCCGCCGTTGTGTTGAGCCAGGTAGGCTACGGTCAACGCGAAGTGTCCGCCTTTGACATTGGCGCATATGGCGCGCAGCGGTGAGTCGCCCGGCATGTTGCGTAGGCTGCTGCCGTTTGCGTGCTCGGTGATGAAGGGAGCAAGCCTTGGGGTGACTAGTGCGAAACCGTGGGAGCCGGTGATGGTTTTCGTTGGAAGGTCGACCGAGTGAACGCGTGAGTCATCGCTGCCTGAGTGGTTGACGCTCACGATAAACGGATCTGCGTGATCAATGACATAGCGCTTCGCACCCTTGCGCAGGCGCTCCATGGTCTTGTTAACTAGCGGCCGCCGGACACCCGCGGCCCGGCCTTCTTCCTTGTCGAGAAAGATGCTGGGGCAGGGGATGGACCAGTCAATGCTACTGGCGGCGGTAAGCTGCGGCTTCTGACCCTTTGCTGGTGCTTTCGTGTGGGTTGGCTCTGGCCATTGAAGTGGCTTGCCGTCGCAGCGAGCCACTAGGTAGAGGCGCTCGCGTAGAGTGCCGGCGCCGAAGTCACTGGCTTTCAACTTTCCGTGACGCAGGTCATAGCCCATGCTGCGCAGTATCGATTCGAACCGGCGCCATGTTTGGCCTTTGCGTTTAGGATCCGGGACCAGGTACTGGTCTTGCACTGGTACCCGTTCGCCGACATCGGCAACGCGCAGGTCACGGCATATGACCCGACCTGTTGTCGGGCAGCGCTTGGCGATCAGCGGCCCCCACTGGAGTACCTGCATCACGTTCTCCATGGTGATCATTTGCGGTCGCACCTGGCCCGCCCATTTGATGACCACCCAGGACAGCGAGCGGCTGGTAGTACTGCGAGGTTGGCCGCCGGCAGCAAGACTGTGGTGGGTACATTCGGGACTGGCGTGCAGGTGCAGCACAGGTCGACCCCGCGTCGCCTTGTGCGGGCACACCTCATAGACATCGGTGATGTAGTGCTCGGCGCTCGGGTGATTGCGCTTGTGCATGCTGATGGCATCGGGGTCATGGTTGATAGCGATATCTACCGGCATGCCGGTTGCCATCTCTTGGCCCATGGTTGCGCCGCCGCCGCCGGCGAATAAATCAACGCGAATTCCGCCCACCAAGTTGAGCCCGAACTGAGTGTGGATTGCGCTGGTGATCGGGGTGGGGTTGAAAACTTCGCTTTCGGCCTTGATGGCTCGCTTGAATCTACGTGAGCGTAGGTGGGTAGTGCCCGCACAATCTGGCGATAGTTGCGACTGGAAGGCGGTCATGCCGATAACCTCCGGCGGTGATTGCTCTGCATCAGGGCCATTAGCTGCGAGAAGAACATCATTGATGCGGATTCCGCTGAAAAAGGGACGATGGTCTCCTTCATCGGTTGGACGCCGCGCAGGCACTCCCACTCGCCGGAGTGCGCTGGCATCAGGTCGCGGCGCTCGGTAGCAAGGGCAACCATATCGGCCTGTTTTACGCAGCCAGGCCGATCTGGCTGGATGTCGAACCGCTCGCACACTGCGAGCCAGATCTCATGTTCGACGTATTGATATTCAGGCATCACTGCCTTGAGTGGTCGTGTCATGTCGCCGATGTATGCCTCGGTCGCGTCATGCAGCAGCGCCACCAGCTGGTGCTCGGTCGGCACCAAGCTTGCAACGATCAGACTGTGCTGGGCCACGCTGTAGTGCGCGCGGGTGTGGCCGTTGAATCGGCAGAGACGCGACAGGGCATGGGCAATATCCGCCGGCTTGATCATCGCAGCGGTTGGCCGCAGCAGGTCGAACTGTTGGCCGCTGTGGGTGAGTATCCAGGTCATTGTGCGCCTCCCGATTGACCGCGCAGTTCACTGGGATTTGCTCCGGCAAGCTCATGGTCAAACGGAACGCGAAAACCTGCTGCATTGCGGTGTCCGCCGCCGCCGTACTGGCCGGCAATCTTCGATACGTCCATGCCTTCATCTGTGCTACGAAGACTAAACGAGCGACCAGTCGGTGTATCCCAATAACAGGCGGCGAACGGCTCGCCCTGCGCCATCAGGGCGCCGGCATCACTTGTTAGTGTGTATGGCAAGCTTGCGGCTGGCACGTCGTAACCAGCGATCATCAGGCGACGTTTCGTGACGGCCAGCAGCTCGGCCACATCCTTATGATGTTTGCGTTCGATTGCCGCGCCATCTGAGCGAAGGGACTGGACGTCGGCAGCCATCAGTTGGTCCCAGACTTCGAAGTCGTACGGGTAGCTAAAGAGGTTTGCTTGAATCTCTCGGGTACCATCCAGCTTGAAGAGCCACAAGTCCCGGTCCTCGATATGGCGCAGTAGTTGTGGCGGCTCTTGGTCGGGGAAGTGGTGGTCCCAAGCGAGCATCGCGCCGCTGCGGTTCATATCAAAACAGCAAGCAATTGCCGGGCAATTATGCGTGCGGGCAAACTCGTGTGCTGTTTTCCAGCCGAGCAGTTGGGGGCCGCCATCCTGGTAGGCATCCTCTTCAATGCCAGCGTGGAATTGCTCAAAGCGCACCAGGTCATCGGCAGCGCTTTTGTGGTGGTCGAGCACGATGATGGTGTTGGCCGAGCGGGCAAGCGTCGATAGCACGTCGTACTTGTAACTGAAATCGACGATGACAACGTCTTTCCCGGTAACGTCTGGTGGCTCTTGACCGTAAACGCCTGGCACAAATTCGACATTGCTGCCGAGCGCCTTTCGAACAACCCATGCAGCGCCGAAGCCGTCAGCGCAATTGCCGTGGTAGATGCACATTGTTTTCATGCTGCGTCCTCCGCCACTGCTTGAGTTGGGTAGGCTGACACCCACATTTTCGCGGCGAAGGCAATGAGGTCCCGCTGCTGTTTGGTTGCTTTGCTGACCATTGTTTCGGTGCCGGGGAATGCTTGCCATGTTTCCACTGCGAGACGCAGCGTCGTGCCTACGTTGGTCAGCAGTTCATGATCTGCAAAAGTGCAGACTGATTGAGCTCGAGCTTGAGCGGCGTGGCGGAGTTTGATTTGGTTCCGGAGGTCATGCCTCAAGGCTTGAACCTCTTGATCATGCAGTTCATTTTGGCCATTTAAGCCATTTAAGCCATTTAAGCCATTTAAGCCATTTGCAAGGCCGCGGGCATAAGCTTTCTGGCTGGCCTTGATCAGGTAGAGCGCAGTTGCGAGCCAGCCGATTAACAAGCCAATGACGATGATGGTGGTTTCGGTTTGCATGTGCTGTGTGCCTCGTTAGAGCCCGCCGCCGGACAGTTTTGGTGAGAGGACGGCGACGGGGTGTTGCAGGTGGTTAACCCAGGTTGAAAGAGCCGATGGTCAAGGTTGCGGACCCGCCGACTTCCTGTTGAACGACGTTTTTGAACTCTTGCGCCAGGTCTTCGCGCAGCTGGGCTTCACCGATCCAGCGCAGGCGCAGCGCGGGCTTATCGCCTCCAGTCAGCACGGCTACACGCAAGCGGATGGTGCGTGCGATCAGCCCTTCGTAAGGGGCTATGGTGAACAGGAATTCAGCCGGCAGACCTTCGGACGACTTGGCCTCGATCTGATCCATAGCTGAACGGGACGCGCTCATGTCGCCGACTACGTGCTCGCTCTTGCGCGCTTGCTCGATGCTGATGGAGCGAATCGCTCCGGCTGCTTTGCGCAGGTCGATTTCTTTGTCGTCGGCGTCCAGGGCTTTAAGGTTCGGTGCCCAGTCTTCGATCCAGTCACTGAGATCCTTCTGGGCGTGCTGGCGTTGTGCGGCATGTTCAAGTGCGAGAAACGCAGCAGTCTTTTTCAGGCCCAGTGTCGCGTTGTAGTCGCCGTGCCCAGGGTTTTCAGCGTCACCGAGGTTGAAGTACACCGTGCAGGCCATGGCTTCGCCATCTACAAAGCCCACAGCAGCTGGGCCTTTTGCAGCGACTACGTAGTCGGCGAAGTCTTTGAGCGAATGAGTGTTCAGTGCGCCACGGAAACGGCTGCGGTGTGACTGGAACTTCTCGATGCTATGCAGTTTGACGTCGGACGGCAGGGCCAGCACCGGCGTGAAGGTGTCCAGCGTTTTGGCGTGGGCCAGCAGGGCGGTGTCTTGGATCATCTGAATTGCTTTGGCTTCCATTGGATCTATTTCCTGTTTTGGTGAGAGGTATGGAATGGTGAGGCGTTACGACTTGGCGTGAATCGGTGCATCGTCGCGGGAGAACAATTGATCGGAGTGAGGTGTCTCAGGGAACAGCGTGAGGCAGCCGCCAGATCCGACGTGCATAGGCGTGTCGAGGGTGGTGTCTTCGCTGCGACTGCCGCGCTTGGTCGGTACCTTGTAGGCGAGCTTGTGATTGACGGTCACCTGACTGCTGTCGGCGATCTGTTTCAAGGTGAAGGTGAGCGTGACAGTGCCGACCTTCTTGTTGTCGACCACGCCCGCCGCGACTTCTGAGAGTGCGTGGCCGATTTGGTTGGCGAAGATGCCGGCATTCAATTCGCTAATAAACTCTGCGGTATCAGTGGGTTTCATGTGCTGTGCCTCATTGGTGAGTTGCTGTTTGCCCCTGGGCGGCAGGGGCTACCGTTTGAATCAGGCCGCTTGCTTCGTCGCTTGGGCGTCGAGGTAGTCGGCCAGGTCGTGCAGATAAACGACAGGCTTGGCGCGTACTGAGCAGTGCAGGCGCTTGACCACCAGCGCGATCCGGCCTGCCTTGATTTCGTTCAGCAGGTGGCGGTCGGTGCGGATGTGCGTGAAGTACTGCTCACGCACGGCGGTCAAACTTGGACAAGGCGTGGCGAACTGGCGCCGGAGTTGTTCCACGGTGGTGGTCACGCGGATTCCTCCCCATGCCCCTCCTTTCGGGGCACCAGCTTGAGCCGGATCAGTTCGGCAAGACCTTCTTTGCTCTTGCCCTTGGCCGCTGCCAGAACATTGCCCTTGGCGTCGGCCACTACAGCGCCGTAGGGGTATTCCGGACACTTGACCGGCGTCACGTAGGCGACTTGGCCGTCGGCGATCACGGCGTCAACGCAGCGGAACACTTCGGCAAGTTCCACCGACACGCAGGGCAATGCCTCCAGCAGTGCGACAGCTTCGGCAGAGGCGCCAATCAGCGTGGACCGGCTGATCACTGTTGGGTGGTTGAGGTACATCGGCACCAATTTCAGGGCACCTACAGCGGAGTTGATGGCGGTGGGCTTCATGCTGCGGCGTCCTTCTTGGTGATGGTGATTTCCAGTTTTTTGGCGATCCACTCAATACCCGCTTCCTTGACCATCACCACGCAATAATGGGTGTAGTTACGGAGTGCCGGATTCCAGCGGCTGCGTGGGTCGGAAAACAGGTAGCCACGCTCACGGTGGGCGCTGGCAAGGCCGCCGGATGTATTCAACACGCCGAGTTCCCGCAACCTGGTGCGGAAGGCGCGAGGCTTGAGCCCGAGCAAAGCGGCGGTTTGATCCAGGGTGCGGTTCATGGCTGCGGCCTCAGGCTAAGAGCTGTTCGGCGCGTTGGTGGCGCTCGCGGATCATCAGGAACGCTGCGTCCAGCGAACGCAGGAACTCGTCCACCGTGCCGTTGTTACGCAGGATCAGATCGTCCTGGCGAACGGCTACACCGGCCTCGCTGATGTGTGGGTTCACGGCTTTGGCGTCGGACCGGGATATATGGATGACTGTGCCGCCGCGGCGTCGAATCAACTCTGCTTCGTTTTCGAAGCGCACATCGCTGATGACGAATCCCAGCACCGCGCCCAATGCCTTGTTCATGTAGTCGAGGTTTTGTTCGCCGAGCTTCACCCAGACATCTGGGTGCACAGTGTTGCGTGCCCACTCAGTGCCCATCGACTGCATCAGTTGGCGCGGTGAGCGGTCTAGCCAAGCTAGTGGTTGCTCCTTGCGGTCTCCTTCGAAGTCGGTAGGGTCGAGGTTGAAGATCGCCATAAGGCCATCGCGGAGCGGATCAGCGAACGCGTAGTGCTCCAGCAGGTAAGTGCCTACCAGGTGCTCGGCGGCGGTCGACTTGCCGGAGCGGGCGCGGCCAGTGAGGCCAATCAGAAGAGGCTTCATGCTGCGTCGCCTCCCCATGGTCCTTGGTCATCGCTGGCGACGGCTGCGGGGGCTGGAGCGATGGTAGCGCGCCCCAGATTGACAATGACCAGAAGGCCAGTGCGGCGCTGGATGCGTTCTACAGCGTCGGGGCTGGTTGCTACTGCCGGGTGAAGGTAGACCGGGCAGCGGGTGTTGCTGTGCTGTGTTGTGTGCATGGGTCGTACTCTTTGGTGAGAGGAGTACGAGCGAGACTATACATACGTTTTGGTTGGGTCAATACGTTGGCGAATAAAATATACGTTTCGGGATGGCTGGACGTTGTTTCTTTCGATAGGAGGGAGGTGGTGCGCTTTGCGGATAAGGTGGGGGGAGCCTTGATAGACCCTAATATCCAGTGGTGAAAAGATTGTGTAAGACTTATTTTGGGGGGCCGATGAACAGCAGTTTCAGTTCGGAGAGGCGATAGGTACTCAGCGTCTCAATGAGATCTGGCTGATCGTCGTAGATCTCGCAAACGTATTGCTGGATGAATCCTTGTATAGCTTGGGCTAGCTGCTTTTCTTGCTCAAGCGATGTGAAAGTTTTTGTACCTGCATCGTCAACAACTTTTATTTCTAGCTTGGTTCGTACCTTGGCGGGCTTGCTGGGCGTGCGTTTGGCGGCGATGGCTGGAAAATTATCGCTAACGTTAATCGCCTCTTTCGGCACAGGTGCAGAGTCTTGCCTGCCGGTCCACAGCCAAGTTGCGGTGACGGATAATGCTCTGGCGATCTTCTCGATGTTCTGCTGTCGAGGGCTCTGCGACTCGCCCGACATTATGCGATGAATGGTCGGTTGTGGCACGCCAGAAAGGCGCCCGAGTTCCGTTTGCGATAGGCCAAGCTCGGTCATTCGGTCGGCTATTCGTTTGCGAAGCATGTGTGAACCCTGGTTAAAAATACACGACCGTATTCTATTGCATGGGTGTATACGTGTGCGTATGATTCGAAACGAATAAACGCATTGGCAGCCACGATGAATATCCAAGAAATGCTGAAAGAGCTTCTGAGTCGAGGTCATACCCAGCGAGGTATTGCTGTCCAGATAGGCACCACGCAGCCAACCATATTCCGGGCTGTCAATGGCGCGGACGTTCGATACGAATTGGGTAAGGCAATTGAGAATTTTTATACGCAAGAAGTCGAGCTTGCACGACTGAAACGCGCATAAAAGGCGCCGGGCTAGGGCCTCTCACCAAAGATCCCCTAGCCCGGCTACGACGATACACAGCACATGCACATCGGTCGTGGTCGTAGGATAGGGCGTGCCTGTTTCTATGGCTAGACCGTAAACGGAGTATTTACGGTTATGAGTCGAACAGAACAGTCACCGGCCATTGCGCCGGTTCTTTCACTTCGCAAGGCAATCTATCGTGCGGCGCATGATTACCGCGGCGGTGTCACCGCCCTGGCGCTCGATATGGTGATGGAATACGACAGCTTACAAAAGAAGGTCAAACATGACTTTGAACAGCGCTGGCTTGATCCTGATGAGCTGGAAGAGCTGATACGGCTGACGGCAAATCCCTTGTTACTCGATGCTCTGATGCGACCTGCCGGTATGGTCTGGTACAAGCCGGAAGCCGCGGCGCCTACCAAGGAAGCCTTGCTGGCCGTCAGCAAGGTTTTGCACCGGACGGGCCTGTTTGTTTCCAGCATGCATGAAGGTGCTGCCGACAACATCTGGGAACCGCATGAAGTTGAATGCCTGGAGAAGCACGGCGCCGATGTGATCCGCGCGGTGCTGGGCATTATGGCTGGGGCCAGGCAAGCAATGGAGGCCCGCCAGAATGACTGACATCATTGATATTGCCAACGATCAGGCCGAGTACTTTCTACAGGTCGCCCTTGATCGCCGTCAGCGCCCAACAAGCGCCGTCAGCGCCCAGTTCTGTGAGGACTGCGACGAGCCTATCCCGTTACTTCGTCAGCAGACGATCCAGGGTTGTGCGACCTGCGTCAGTTGTCAGGGGTTGCGGGAGCGGCGGCGATGAGTGAGCAACCTACCAGCACAGCGATATCGTCCTGGGCGCGCCGCTACATCGAAACCTTTAACCTTGCACTGGTCCCGATTGACCCAGGCGAAAAGGCGCCCAAGGGCATGGGGTGGAACAAGCCAGGCGGTTACATCACCGACCCGGCCGCCGCCGAAGCATTCTGGCAACGTAATCCCAACCACAACCTGGGCGTAGTGCTCGGGCCAAGTCGCGTTTGCTCGTTGGACGTTGACGATGTGCAGTGGACGCGGTTTGTGCTGTTCGACCAGATGGGCCTCGATTTAGATGCAATGGCGCTGGTCTATCCGACCATCGTGGGTAACCCATTGCGGTTCCGCGTGCTGTTTAAAATGCCGGATGACATGGAGCTGACGCGCCACTCGCTTTCCTGGCCCAATGAGAACGACCCCGATGGGTCGATTCACAAGGGGCTGCTGGCTCGGGCGAAGGCGGCGAAAGAGCAGGGGGACACCGCTGGTGAGGCGGCTGCAAAAGCCGAGGCCGACGAATACAAGCGGTTCACTGTGTTTGAGCTACGGGCGGGCCTGGTGCAGGACGTATTCCCTCCATCAATCCATCCTGGCACCGGTAAGCCGTACACCTGGCGCACGCCGCCGAATGCAGCGGATGGCCTGCCGGTCCTAACCAATGAGCTGCTGAACATTTGGCAGAATTGGGACGTCTTCAAGCGCAACGCCGAAGCGGCGTGTCCATGGGCGCCAAAGCCAAAGAAGCCCGCCGCGACACCTGTCAAGCGCGCTCCAGCTGCCGATGGCAAACCCTCGGTAATTGATGAGTTCAACCGGTGCCACGATGTGGAAGAGCTGTTGCGCGCCCACGACTACATCAAGCGCGGTAACAAATGGCTGTATCCACACAGCAGCACCGGGCTACCAGGTGTGACTGTCACTGACCGCAAGGTCTACTCCCACCACGGTGCCGATCCGCTTGCCAACGGTCACCAAAACGATGCTTTTGAAGTGTTTTGTCTGTTGGACCACGATGGTGACCAGTCGAAGGCAGTGAAGGACGCCGCCCGGATGTTGGGCATGCAGCATTCAACGCGGCCAGATCCGCACGATCTTCCCCCGGCCCCATCTGCGGATGCAGTCGGGCAGGACTCTGGCTTGCCGAATGGCGAGGCCGCTCCGGCTGCTGACGGGGGCGCGGGGGAAGAGCTGACATATGAGCAGGTACTCCGGCGATACGTGCTCGTCGAGGGCACCACCCAGGTGTGGGACCTCGATAAGGCGCGGGCGATGAAGAAAACCGCGTTTGAGGCCCGTGTCGGTAAGCCCCTGGCGAAACAGTGGATGGATGACACCCAGAAAAAGCTGATCTCGGACGATAAGGTCAAAGAGATCGAGCAGGCCCGCAAGATGGCGGGCAAGAAGGGTGGGGCGCTGAACCTTGAGCCGATTGAGCGCTATGTCTATATCGACGGCACCAAAGATGTTTGGGACCGAGAGAAGAAGCGCCGTGTTCCAGAGGGCGCGGTCAAGATGGCTCTCGGCGACATGTACGGCATGTGGTTGAACAGCCCGGATCGCCGCGTGGTTGACGTGGAGAACATTGTGTTCGACCCGACAATGACCAAAGATCCGAACGTCTATATCAATACCTTCGACGGACTGCCCATGGAACCGAGCCGCGATGACGCGGCGTGCGAGAACCTGCGGTGGTTGATCTCTTTCCTGTGCAACCACGATAAGTCGTCGAACGATTGGCTGGTGAAGTGGCTCGCGTATCCCTTGCAGCACCTTGGTGCAAAAATGGATACGGCGGTGCTGGCTCACTCCACCATGGAGGGCTCAGGTAAAAGCCTGCTGTTCGCTGATGCCTTCGGCTTGTTGTACGGGCAATACGCTGCCACGGTCGGCCAGACCCAGCTGGAAAGCAACTTCAACGCCTGGCAGAGCCGAAAGCTGTGGGCGGTGTTTGAGGAAGTGGTCAGCCGAGACCAACGTTACAACCAGGTGGGTAAGATCAAGCACTTGGTGACCGGCAAGACGGTGCGTATGGAATCGAAGTTTATCAACGGTTGGGAAGAAGCCAACCACATGAACGCCGCGTTCCTGAGCAACGAGATTATGCCGTGGCCGATTGCGCCAAGCGACCGCCGAATGCTGGTACTTTGGCCCATGGAAACGTTGCCAGTAGATCGCCAAAAGGCGGTAGGCCGGGAATTGGAGAACGGCGGTGTAGCGGCTCTGTATGCGTGGTTGTTGTCCATTGACCTCGGCGATTTCGACCAGCGCACCAGGCCACCCAGCACTGATGCGCGTGAGCGATTGGTGGCGTTGAGTCGGGCCAGTTGGCAGACTTTCCTGTTCCTCTGGCAATACGGCGAACTTGGGCGCGATATGTGGGGCGCCTGCTTATCGACAGACCTTTACGCGATGTTCCTGGAGTGGTGCCACCGCAACAAAGAGCATGTGATGA